GCCTGTAGTAATTGTTCACCCAACCCAAACTGTTTATAAGATTTTATTATGTATATGTAGTGAAGACAGTAAATTCCATCAACTACCTCATAGTTAATGAACCCTCCTTTGTGGAGAGGATCTGTCTTACTACAAAGAATCTTTGTATGCTTATGAGATAATAGATAAAGTATTATCTTACGTTGATAATGATTATAGATATGATGAGGAATCTGCTCACATACCTTACTAGCGTTGTAACCCTTCAACCAAGCATTCACACAAAACTTAAGATCATTCATATCATTAATGTCTATGTTTCTAAGTACTAAGTTAAAGTAGTCTAAACCTCTATCCAACTCTCCCGATGATTTTCGTGAGGTTTCGTTTTGTTCTCTTATCATCTTTCTGTCCTTCTAATGTGGGAGACTCTTTAAAGACCCCTAGTCTATGTAGTTCACTTTCTAAATCAGAATCTGATAATGATCTTAAATCTTCTTGTAGCTTTTTATGGACCTGTAATCGACCTATCTCACAAATACTCGAAATGTATCTCTGCACTTTTAGAGAATCATTCGGAGACAACTCTGCCTTTAGGCAAAGTTCTTTAATTCGAGAGATTTCTACTGATAGAATTAATTGTAAATCGGTGAATAGATCTGGGATGTTTGGAGGTGGTTTGGATGTATCAATCACATATTTTTTATGCCGAATACGAGCATTATTGATTGCCTTCTTTTTCATTGCTTTTCTTCCTAAATGTTCTCTTCGTGTCGTTAAAATGCACTCATCGTGCTCTCTTCTGGTCGATATTAGTGCATTACTCACCTTGTAATTGATTAATATTAATTTAAAATTGCAGGATTTAATTCTGCGTCTCGATCATGAGACAGAAAATACTATCAATTTAGGAGAGAAAGAATGTCGGAATTCAATCAAGAATTGTTGGGTCACCAACAACAGAACCTAGCAGAAGTTAATGAGACCCCTACCCCCACAACAGAAGAGTTTAAGATCCCTGATGATTTATTCACTGTTGAAGAACAACCCACAGAGCAGGCCCCAGAATCCCCCGAGATAATAGTTCCAGAAAATAAAGAATTAATACCTGACCCTATAAATAAGGGTGAAGAATTATTTGCTTCGAAGTTTGCAGCATTATCTCGCAAAGAAAAGCTATTAAGAGATAGAGAAGACCAGCTCAAACGTCAGATGGATGAATCTCCACTCAAGGATATAGACAGATTAAAGAAAGAAGATCCACTCGCTCTACTCGAAAAGCTAGGGCTTAGTTATGAGGATATTACAAGACATCTTCTGAATAAGAATGAAGTCGAAGATACTCCTGATTTTAAGTATTCAAAGTTAGAGAAGAAAGTCCAGGCAATGGAGTCGAGAAGAGAGGATGAAGAAAAGCTAAGATTGGAAGAACAGCAGAATAAAGTTGTGACTGATTATAAAGATGGTTTGAATACTTTCTTAAAATCAGACACAGAAAAGTACGAGTTTATAACAGCTACAGAGTCGCAGGATTTAGTCTTTCAAACAATCAGTGATCATTATAACGACACTGGAAAGATTTTATCTAATGAAGAAGCCGCTGAAGCTGTCGAAACTTATCTAGAGAAAAAAGTCGAAAACCTATCAAGACTTAATAAATTTAAGACGAAATATCTTGGCGAAAAACCACAGGCCATTCCTTCAGAAGAGAATAAAGAAATAAAAGTAAATGGAACAACTTTATCAAATGACATCTCCACCATGAGACCAACAACAGCTCCAGACGGGCTGCTCTCTAAGGAAGATGCGATGAAGATGATCCGTTGGGAAGATTAACAATAACATTAAATGGAGTATATAAAATATGAGTGCCCTGAATCTTACTAGCTTTGACGCAATGTTAAAAGCATTTTACACAAATAAGAAAATAGAGTCATTAGTTTACCCAGACAATCCTCTATTAGCAATGATGCCTAAGAATATGAACACTGGTGGTAAGTATCATGTAGTTCCCATGAAGTATGGAAACACAGTAGGTACATCTGCAACTTTTGCAACTGCCAGCTCTAATAAAGGTGCCTCAAAATATGAGGATTTTTTAGTAACGAGAGTTAAATATTACAGTTTAGCCGATATTGACAACGAGACGATCCTCTCGTCAAAAAATAATTCTGCAGCCTTCATGGCAGCCGCAACTTCGGAGATTGATAGCGCAATCCAAGCCGCAACTAGAAACTTGGGCCTATCAATGTTTGGTAATAAGTCGGGCGCTATTGGCATAGTAAGCTCTACATCTACAGAGACTATTACTTTAAACCAAATTCAAGATATTTCTAATTTTGAAGTTGGCCAAAAGTTACAATTCGCTGACGCTGAAGTCACAGGCGGTATAAAGTCAAACACGGCAGATAATGGTACTATTGCTTCTATCAATAGAAGTTTAGGCACCGTGACGATGACTGCGGGTGATGCGGCTGCAGTTGCTTGGGCAGATGGGGATTTCATTTTTCATGAAGATGATCGAAACCTTAAGATGGCTGGGCTAGGGGCTTGGATACCTACGACAGCACCAACAAGCGGAGATTCTTTTTATGGTGTAGATAGATCAGTAGACGTAACAAGAATGGCTGGTCTCAGAGAAGATTATTCTGGTGCTCCAATCGAAGAAGCCATTATTGATCTTGCAAATAAAATTTCTCGTGAAGGTGGAAGGCCTGATGTTTGCTTCATCAGTTTTGATAAATTCGCTGATTTAGTTAAAAGTTTAGGTAGTAAAGTTCAATACATCAATACAAAAGTTGCTGATTTTGGTTTTTCAGGCATATCTATTATAGGTCCTAAAGGGATCATTAAAGTAATACCTGATCAAAACTGCCCTCATTCAAAGATGTACATTCTTACTCTTAGCTCTTGGGAATTAGTTTCTTTAGGACCTTGTCCTCAGTTGCTTACTCAAGATGGTTTGAGAGTTTTAAGAAATGCTTCAAGCGATAGTATTGAGGTGAGAGTGGGTTATTATGGAAATATTGTTAACCACGCGCCTGGGTTTTCAGGTGTAGGTACTTTCTAATAACTAAGTTTTAAATTGAGATTAAATGAAGGGTCACTTATGTGGCCCTTTTTTATAGGAAGAATACTTTATATGCAATAACTATTAAGGTAACTGTGTTTATGCCCGAATTAATGTATAACATTTTTGTTGCCCATCTTCTATGGAGTTCCGCATTTATTTCACAGATTGCGTGAAATCTCTCCCTCTTTTGCTCTATTGTCACTTCTACGTTATCTTCCAATTTCTCTATAGATTCTTTTTTCTTGTCCATTTGCTCTCCTTAGTGAGTTGTTTAAATATGACTAATATGCAATATATGCAATATATGCAATAAGTATTGAGGCAGTTATAATTACGCTGTAGGTGATGAGTGACACATCTCTTGCTTCTTTTCTCTTAAGATCCTCTTCTATTTCATCGAGTACGTTATCGTCCAAGTTCTCTATAGATTCTTTTTTCTTGTCCATTTGCTCTCCTTAGTGAGTTGTTTATAATTATTATACCTATCTTTATTAGATCATGTCACCACTCCTCCTTAAAATTTATTCATTAATATTTGTTCTACATAGAACAATTCAGTTCAACAATCAATACGCTGCGCTTCTATTCTAAAATGAAGCTCAGACTAAAGGAATTAATCATGGCCAATAGAAACTACTCAAGATTTCAAGGATTACAAAAAGAGGTAAAGTATCTGGAAGGGAATCTCGTTATTGGAGCAACTGGTGCCGTGGGTACTACTCTAGGTTTAGGTTTAACAAGTGTTACTAGAACTGGTACTGGTGCTTATACTATTAAATTAGAAGATCCTTACAACAGACTCTTAGGTTTTCACGCTTTCTTCAGCGGCACAACTGCATCAGGTATCTACAGTGTTCAAGTAAACTCAGCAACACCTCAAACAGATATTAAAACTGGAAGTGGTGCTATTGTATACATCCAATGTTTGGATGGGTCAGGATCTGACACGGACCCTGCTCAGACAGTTCTTTTGCATTTCAGTCTCATCCTTAGAAACTCTACCGTTGGACAAGCTAGCGAATAGTTAAAATAACTAAAGGAGTTTTTATGCTTTTACGAGATGATGCTCGAAAGAAGATCGCAATTATTATTGCGTCTGGAAAAGGCGCAGACAAAATGGTTCAGAAAGATGAGATGACCGACAACAAACTGGCCTTGCTTTCAGCAGGCGAAGAAGTGTTAAATGCCATCAAATCTGACGACAAAGAAATGTTGGTCGAATCTATGTGTGCTCTAATTGATATGCACTTAGACTATCGAGAAGACATGAAAGAAGACGAAGAAAAATCAGATTACTAAATGAGTGGGGGAGAAATCCCCCACCTTTTTATTGAGGATATTTAATGTCAGTTACACTAACACAACTAAAAACAAGATGTCGTCAACGTGCTGACATGGAGAATAGTAACTTCATATCCGCTTCTGAATTGACAGGATTAATTAATTCCTCAATCCATGAACTGCACGACCTATTAATTCAGTGCTACGACACAGACTACTATTTATCATCATATACATTCTCAACTTCAGCTAACGTAGACTCTTATGCTCTTCCCTCAGATTTTTATAAAATGAGAGGATTGGATATGAAGATTACTTCAACTGATTGGGATTCAATAAGACCCTTTAGCTTTGCTGATAGGAATCTTTATCAGAACACTAGTTGGTCTAATGCCTCCTATGGTCGATACAGACTAATGGGGTCTAACCTAGTTTTAATGCCAAAGCCTACAGCTACTTATGATTCTCAGCTTTGGTATATACCCTCATCAGTAGAACTCTCCGCATCTGGAGACACCTTTGATGGGATAAATGGTTTTGAAGAATTTGTAGTAATTGATACTGCAATTAAAATGAGAGTAAAAGAAGAATCAGATATAACAGCCCTGGCCCTTGCTAAAAAAGAGATGCAACGAAGAATAGAGGAAGCAGCCCAAAATAGAGATGCTGGATTCTCGGAAGTAATCACTGATGTTAACAATAACAACACTGATTATGCAGAGCTGAGGTTTTAAATGAAAAGTTATAAAGATCCAGAAAAGCTGCTGGAGTTTATACAGGATAAACCAATTCTGGACGGCAGATTAATAAGAAATATAGATGTCTCTACCACAACCATAAATGTTAACCATGGTTTAGGTAGAAGGTATCAAGGTTTTATAGTAGTAAGAGCTTCTGCTAACACAACAGTATTTGATGAAGATACTAATTTCAGGGGCAGAATATTGGCTCTGCAAGCATCAAATGTAGCAACAATAAGTATTTGGGTATTTTAAGGAGATTAAATGTCTACAACAACATATATGTCATTAGAGCTACCAGGTGTCTCTTCTACAACAGGACCTACTTGGGCCACTAATATAAATACAGCTTTTGAAACGATAGATGAGCATGATCACAGTACTGGTAGTGGAAAGAAGATTACCACTTCAGGTCTAAACATTAATGCTGATTTATCATTAAATGATAACAACCTCACCGATATTGATGAGTTAGAATTTAATGCTCTATCATCAGCCACAGCTACCTTAAGATCTCTACAAGTTGTAGAAAAAGATCTTTATTACAATGATGGCGATGGTAACAATATTAGATTCACAACAGGTGGAGCACTTGATGTTTCTTCCTCTACTGGTATTGGTGGAGACTATGGCTCAACTGCTGCGGTAGTGAATTATAGTGATGTCACTAAAAAGTATTCATTCTTAGATAGTGCGGCAAATGCAGCAGGCCTGGTGATTGGCCATATTGATTTTGATGCTTCAGGAGATCAGGAATTTACGGGTACTCCAACATTTACTCAAGGAGTGACTTTTAATGATGATATCACTTTCTTTGGCACCCCCAATCTCATTGGTAATTTTAGTTATAGTGGCACTCCTAATATTGGTGGTAACCACAGCTATACTGGAACTCCAACTATTGGGGGAAATAACACACAATCAGGAGATATTACTTTCTCTGGCGGCAACACTCACTCTGGGACTAATACTTTATCTGGGACATTCAATGTTACAGGCAATCTTAATTTAAAGAACCAAGGAGTTGTTGGAGCAGATGTCTCTGCTGCTGATAATATTAGACTCCACAGAGAATCAGCTACAGTGCTCCAGTTAGTCACTGCAGACACTACTCCATCTGATGGAGTAGAAGGTGTTTCTCCAGCTACTTTACACCCATCATCTATATTAGGTGGCTCAATTGTAGAAGCTAAAATTGGAACAGGTGCTGTCACTGTAAATAAAATTGGAGCGTTGGCAGTTGAAACTGCAAAGATAGACAATCTTGGAGTCACTGAAGGTAAAATTAATACAGGAGCAGTTACAGTAAATAAGCTTGGTGCTCTAGCGGTTGAAACTGCAAAGATAGATAATCTAGCAGTTGAAACAGCTAAGATAGATAATCTAGCAGTCACCGAAGGTAAGATTAATACTGGAGCTGTTACTAATACTAAAATTGGAAACCTAGCAGTAGATACTGCTCAAATAGCAGCAAACGCTGTTACTAGAGCTAAAATTGAAGCAGTAGGCCAACAGATATCTACAGTGTCGGGTGCTTTTTCTACAACATCAGCGACTTTTGTTGATGTGACAAATCTTAGTGTGACTATCACTACAACTGGCAGACCAGTCATGGTTGTCTTAGCTGCGTCAGGAACAACAAACTCTTATCTTGGTATTCAAAGCGGTACTGATACAGCAGAAGGACGTGTCCAGATTCTGAGGGGTGGTTCCGTTTTAAGCAAGTACCCTATCTATACTAGGGCCGCTGGAGCTACAAGTATGATTACTCGATTCCCTCCAGGCATGACTTCTATAGATACTCCTACCGCTGGAACTTATACTTACAAAGCTCAAGCTCTAGCATTATCGGGCACTACTACTTTAGTATACTACTGCTCATTACAAGTTTACGAACTTTAGGGAGAACAGATGGCCCTGCAAAAACAAAACATATTCATAAACTTCGCTGAAGGAGTTGATACAAAAACTAATGCTAAGATCACTACTAAATTGCTGACTCTTGAAAATGGAGTATTCAACAAAGGTGGTGAGATTAAGAAGAGGTTAGGGTATTCAATTTTATCTCAAGAAATTGCTGGATCTACTTCGACCATTTCCAGTGGAAAAGGCCTGGGTAAATTCTTCGATGAACTCATCATGTATGATGATGATACAGTTTATTCTTACTCCTCTAACAATGATGAGTGGATAGACAAAGGTGATTTAGTTGCCCTTAAAGTAGATAGAGAAGAAGTCATCAGAAACAATGTAGAACAGACTCAACCAGTCTCAGCATTCAACGCTGGTATTGCTGTGTTTGCTTGGGAAGACTCAAGTGGTGGAGTAAGATACCATGTTTCAGATAATGACACTGACGCTATTTATGTTGCGAACACTTTAATCAATAATTCAGCAGATACTCCAAAGGTCCTGGCCCTTGGCCAATACCTATATATATTCTTTATGGATGCAGGGAACTTAGACTATAGAAGAATATCTACTGCTGATCCAACTACTCTAGGTTCTCAAACAGCATTAAAAAATGATTCCCATGCTGACCATATTTATGGCGTAAAGAAACTAGGTAACGCTGCTATAATCGCATATAAAGATACTTCTAATGTTATAAAATACTTTTATATGACAGCGGAAGGAGTAGAAGGAACTGCACTTTTAGGATATCCAGTAATTACAACAATAGCTGAAGATCCAACTAATGCTCTAAATCTAACCACATTCTCAACAGCAACAACAGATTATATAGGGATAGCATGGCACTCAAGCACTAATGGATTAAAGACAACAATAGTAGATAGAAACTTTACAGAAATAGTAGCATCTACAGTCTTAGATTCAGCAACTGGTGCCGTATCTTCAATAACAGGATGTTTAGGAGCTACAGGAAATATTACCACTTATGCCTCTGGCACAGTAAGATGGTTTTATACTATTGAAGACACTCCTAACCCAGAAGACACTTTTATAAAAACAGCAACTATTGATTTAGCGTCCTCCAAATCAACTGCTGTTGTTTTCAAGAGATCGGTAGGTCTGGCCAGTGAAGCTTTCATACATGATTCGAGACCTTACGTGAATGTGATACATGAATCTTCTCTCCAGCCTACGATCTTTACTCTAAACCAAAAGGGTGTACCAGTATCTAAAATCAATCCAGGTGTGGCAGGACAGCAAGCAACACGCCCTATGTTGACTGAAGTAGATGTCTTATCTGATCCTAATAAATTCTTATTTGCTGCTTCTATTAAAGGAAAATACTCTGTTGAGAATCAGGTATCCTATTCTTTATTGGGAGTATCTAAAATAGAATTAGATTTCTCATCAAGTAATGCATATCGCTCTCATAACATAGGGAATAACCTCAGCATTGTTGGTGGATTACTTTACTCTTATGACAGTGTATCTGTAACTGAATCAGGATTTCTATTATATCCTGAAGGAGTAACAGCAGCTTCTTCCGCAGCAACTGGAAGTGTGGCTGATGGTACTTATCAGTATTCAGTAGTCTATGAATGGTTAGACAATAAAGGACAACTCCATAGGAGTGCTCCATCTATTGCAAAGTCATATACTGAAAGTGGAGGTACTGGAGGAGTAGATATTGTTATACCTACTTTAAGAGTGACTCTAAAAAGCTCACCTCGATCTGAAGTAATCTTAGCTGTATATAGAACAGAAGACGCAGGCACTATCTATTATAAAGTGTCTTCAGCTTCTGCACCTACTTACAATGATCCAACTGCAGATAGTGTGACTTTTGTAGATACTCTAGCAGACGCTTCCATCACTGGTAATGAGATACTTTATACAACTGGTGGTGTTTTAGATAATATCTCCCCACCTACTGCAGCCGCTGCCCAAGTACATAAAAATAGATTATTCCTAGCTGGCCTAGAAGAACCTAACCTCATCTGGTACTCAAAAGAATACTTTTCAGGAGATGGTCTCTCTTTTAATGATGCTCTTATTTTAAGAGTAGATCCAAAGGGTGGAGAGATAACAGCATTAGCTTCTTTAGACGATAAACTTATAATCTTTAAGAGAGATAATATTTATGGATTGCTGGGAGATGGGCCTACTAATAGTGGCGACAATTCTGATTACTCGAACCCTGATTTAATCACTACAGATGTTGGATGTACGAATCTAAACTCTCTAGCACTGACTCCTCAAGGGTTAATGTTCAAGACTATAAAAGGTATCTATCTTTTAAATAGAGAACTGCAGATTACATACATAGGTGCTCCAGTAGAAGCTTTCAATTCTAACACTATAACATCGACAAGATTGGTGGAGGATTTCAATGAAGTACGATTTACGACTAGCGAAGGCACTACTCTTGTCTACAACTACTATTTTAATCAGTGGAGTACTTTTACTAACCAAGCATCCGTTGATTCTATTTTATGGAACAATAGCTATCTATACCTAAAAACCAATGGAGCTGCCTACCGAGAAACTGCTGGTACTTTTTATGATGATGATATTGCTTATAAATTAACCATCGAAACTCCTTGGATAAAGATCGCTGGATTACAGGGATTTCAAAGAGTATACAGGGCATCTTTATTAGGTGATTTCAAATCAGCACATAAGTTAAAGATGAAAGTATATTATGACTACAAAAACTATTCAAACGACTTATACTATTTTGATCCTGCTCTAGTTTTGGGAAGTGCTATGGATGACACTTATGGATCAGATTCTCCTTATGGATCGGGTTCTCCGTATGGTGGAGAGTTTGATGATGTCTATCAATTCCGAGTACATTTAGGCACCCAAAAATGTCAATCCATTAAATTCTTAATAGAAGATATTCAAGATGGATCAGGCAGTATTGATGGTGAATCATATTCAATTCAGAATATGGCATTGGAAGTAGGCGTGAAGAAAGGGCTTAATAAACTAAGATCATTGAAGAGCTTATAATGAAGATTAGTGATTTCAAAAAAGAAGAGCATAGTAATATCCTAATAAAATTATCTAAAGAGAATGGGATGCCACTTTTGGATTCCATCTTCTTACCAGAAATAGGATATGTGATTGATGATGTAGCTGTATGCTTTTTATATAAAACTGATTCAGCTATTTGTTTTTTTGAAAACTTAATAATATCTCCGAGAGTTCGAAAAGCAGAGAGAACTAAAGTCTTTAATCTGATGGCCACTACTTTAATAGATAGGGCCATACAAGAAGGGTTTAAGATTATTTGGGGTGTAAGCGATGGAGTCAATGTACCTCTTCGTTTGAAGCACCATAAATTTGAATACCGTAATGTTAAATTTTTTATTAGGAGTATATAATGGGAAGTGTTGTCAAATCAGCAGGTAATGTCGTTAAGACAGTTGGAAGTAAAGTATTAGGTGGCGGTGGAGCCATGGGGATGTTAGGTACTGGACGCCAAAGAGTAGGGGATGTAGCTATTGATGAAAAAGCATATGATGACCCTTACGCAGATAAGAGGCGTAAAGAACTAGCAGCTAAACAACTTGCTTTAGCAAATAGAAATGCTCCCACTATTAAAGATACTCAAATAGAAAGGGCAGAAGGACCAACCGCTGCTCAAATAGGTACTGTAGCGGCTCCCCAAGCTGCACAAATAGGTACTGTTGCTGGCCCAGAAGCAGCACAAATAGCAGAAACCGATCTATCCCAACAACAAAATTTAAGAACACAACAAGAAGCACTTACTGCCCAACTTCAGGCCAGAGCAGCAGGGACAGCTCCATCTTTAGCTCAACAAGAATTAAAGAAAGCGCAAGATAGAAACCTAGCAGCGGTAATGGCAGCCCAAGCTACAACGAGAGGAATCTCTCCAGCTTTAGCAGCTAGAAATGTAGCTAGACAGCAAGCACAGATGGGTGCCGAAACTCAACAGCAAGCAGCCTCATTAGCTCTTCAAGAGAGAATGGCAGCAGAACAAAATTTAGGTCAAATGCTTCAAGCACAGAGAGGTCAAGAACTTCAACAATCAGGATTGCAAGCACAACAAGCTCAAGTCCAAGCTCAACTTCAACAGCAAGCAGGATTAGCTGGTGCTGAAATGGGACAACAACAAGCTTTACAGCAGGCAGCTTTCCAGCAGCAGGCTGGAATGCAAGGTGCTGAAATGGCTCAACAAAGAGCACTTACCCAAGCACAATTACAACAACAAGCAGGGTTAGTGGGTGCTGAATTTGGACAACAGACAGCTTTACAGCAAGCACAGATGGGACAACAAGCAGAATTAGCTAGAGCACAAATGGCTCAACAAGAACAAGCTCAACAAGATCAAATGACTCAATATTATATGTCGTTGGGTTTTAGTACTGATCAAGCTCAGCTACAGGCACAAAAAGATTTACAAACTGCTAAATTACAAAAGTTTGGAATGAAAGAAGGGCTAGAGCAAAAAGCTTTCGCCACAGCAGCAGCAGGTCGTCAAAAATTAGCAGGCGGTGTAATGCAAGGGATAGGCTCATTAGCAGCCATGTCTGACAAAAGAATGAAAAAAAATATAAAAGATGGTGGAAAACCAGTCCAGAAGTTTCTAGATGCTCTATCTGCTAAACTTTATGAATATAAAGATGAAGCACCTAAAGATGTGACGGCTCCAGGCATTCACATCGGGATAATGGCCCAAGATTTGGAGAAATCAGATTTAGGTAAAAGATTAGTAATGGAAGACGAGGATAATAATAAGTTGGTGAAGAGTGGAATGGGCTTTGGAACAGTACTCGCTAGTCTAGCTCATTTAAATGAAAAACTACAAAACCTAGAAGCGAGGAGAAAATAATGCCTAAACAATTTAATATAAATGGTACTACAGTCGCAAATACTCCTGGCATGTCAAAAATGTTAGAAGCTAATAACTATTTACCTAACGAAGCTCCTAATATGTCAGTTGATCCTCTATTGGCTCAAGCTTCAACTCCTCCAGCTCCAGCACCTATTGGTGACGTGCCTTTAGTTGGAGAATCTTTAGCTAGTGTTCCCTCTCCTGCTGTAGGAGGCACCTCGGACACTCCTGGACCAACCACTCTTAGTGCTGGTGACTTTGCTGCACCTCCTGTTAAAGCACCTACTCCAGTAGAACAAGAAAAAACTGGGATGGCTGCAATAACGGAAGCTAATAAATTAGATAAATCTTATCAAGATTTAGAACAGGCCCAAATTGAGACAGCAAGATTAGGTGAAGAGGCCAGCGCAGAAGCAGCAGCTTTATATAACAAACAACAACAAGACATGGATGCTCTTCAAGTAAAAAGAATTGAAGCACAAGAAACATCTCAAAAAAGAATTGATGACGCTCAAGTAAAATACACTGAATCTTTAAAAGAGTTAGATGACTATGCAGCGGAAGGTTCCAAGGAAGAGAAGATCACTCTTATGTCAGGAGTAGACAATAAAGCTATGGCCTACATTGGTGTTGTTATGTCGGGAATAGGTGCTGGATTATCAGGAAGTAATCAAAATGCCGCTATGAATGTTTTAATGTCTTCAATGAATGCAGAAATAGGTCAACAAAAAAGAAGAAATCAGATGAGAAAGGAAGGGTTGATAGCGAAGACTAAAACTGCCCGAACTACTTATGATTTTATGTTAGCAAAGTTTAATAACGAACAAATGGCTGAAGCAGCTACTCGTAAATTTATATTAGACAAAACTTCTCAACAGATTAATGTTCTGGCCCTAAAATATAAACAACCAGAAATCCAGGCCAATTTACAAGAGTCACTGGCCAAACTTGATCTAGAAAAGAGTAAAATAGACGCTACAATTCAAAGTAACATGTATGCTCAGTCTTTAAAGAATGAGGGCAAGAAAGTAAAAGGAATTGGAGTAGCTAGAACACCAGAAGATGCTCAAAAACTTAATGATGCTAAAATTGCTGAAGGTGAGGCCATAAATATTCTTAATGAGTTAAGAGGAATTAATAAAGAGACTTTTAACTACGCCAATCTAACTACAATAGGTAGAGCTAAGATTTTAGTAGCTAAATTGAAAGCTGCTTCAAGAATTGCTGTTTCTGGTGGTGGTAACATCTCAGAATACGAACAAAAATTATTAGAGGACATATCTCCTAACCCAACTGACATTTTTAGTCGTGAAAAAACTAATATAGCTAAATTTGATATGTTGGAAAAATCAATTTCAGATAAAGTGTCTCAAAGAGCACAACAGACTATTGTAAATTGGGAATCTCCAGAAACTAAGAAATTTTACAGCACTCCAGGTTTGAGAAGTCGAGAGGAGAGAAAAGTATTGGCAGGAATGAAGACTTTTAAACCCAAGAACGAAAGGTAACAACTTATGGACAATAATAAAAGTATGGTGTCTGTGTATGACCACACTGATAAAGAAATCAAGCAGCAGCTTGATAGACTTGTCCATGAAGGAGTTTCAAGTGGTCGGTACACATTAGAATCAAATAAAAAATATAATGTCTTAGATCCTTACGGAAAACATCACACTATTAGTGGCGACGAAGGATATGACGCTTTTAATGCAGGTTGGACTTTAGAACCTTACGATTTTCGTAAGAAAAGAGAAGATGAAGAGAAGTATGAGGGTTTAGTTGGAACTGCAGAAGCTTTTGGAGCTGGTGGCCTTAGAGGAGTATCTTTAGGATTATCTGATTTAGGTTTGACTAAATCAGGAGCCGCAGATCCTGAGACTCTTCGAGAGCTTCAAGAAAGAAACCCAATAGCTTCAACTGCTGGGGAAGTGTTAGGAGTAGTAGGATCTCTATTTTACGGAGGTGCTCAAGCAAAAGCTGCCCAAATGGCTGGGAAAGCTGCAGTAAAAGGGGCCAGTGCTATAGCTAAAAGAGCTACAGCAAAGCAAATAGCAAAAAGATATATAAATGCTCCACAATTAGTAAGTGAAGCTGGGGAAGCAGTCACTAAGTTAATTGTGAGAGATGGTACACACCAAGGTCTAAAACTAGCAGGAAAAGCCGCTGGATCAGCTATTGAAGGAGCCTTTTATGGATTAGGTCATGCTGTTTCGGAAGATGCTCTCGGAAAAGCTGATTTTACAGCAGAAGTTTTACCAGCAATGACAGAGGGACTTTTATTTGGAGCCGCTATTCCTCCTGTCTTCAAAGGAGCAGAATTAGTTGCTAAAAAATCACTTCCAGTGATAAGAGATATGGCCAATGGTATTTTAGATTCAGTTTCAAGTGTGACTGGCAAAACATATGCTAAAATCACTTCTGCAGTCAGCGGAGTAGAAGAGGAGACTGCTAGAAAGTTATTCGCTAAACCCTTCAGGGAAAAAGAAGCAGGGATAAGAAAAGCAGCTATGATGTCTCCCGATGAGGTCTTATCTTTCTCTAAAGACATGAAAGCTAACTTAGATGTTCTTGAGGATAGTATTGATGGTTTTTTTGAAGCTACATATAAAGGTAAAAAAAGAGATAAAGCATTAAAGCTTTTAGGTAAAGAAGATTTCAGAGGTCAAGGAGATGTGACTGATATTGCTATGCTGTTAAGAGGTGCTAAAGAGAAGGCCATTAAGATGACAGTTGATGAACCAATACATAATAAATCTTTATTGACTCAATATCAGAACATCACTGATAAAAGCATAGATGACTTCAGAAATCTAATGAATAGGGAAGCTCCCGTTAAAAATCATGAGATATTTTCTTTAATTGACGATACAAAAAATAGATTTCAAGCATTAGCTAAATATGACACTGCTCTATCAGATCCAGGAACCAAGGCCACAGCAGGAGTCGTGAGAGACACTGCATACACTTTCAAAAAACATTTAGAAGGTTGGGAAGGTAAACTAGGGACAATGCAGAAAGATTACAATAAAGCTGTCTCAGAGTTTATGGATGCTAGAAAAGATTTTCATAAAGCTTTTGCAGACAGTAAAACAACCAGAGGCAAAAAAGTACATACTATTTCTGCTACTAAAGTGAATGCTTATATTAATCAGATGTCTAAACTCTCTGGGGAAAAGAGAGAAGATATTCTTCAAGATTATTTTGATAAAGTTTTTAAATACGAAAAAGAAATGGGTAAGATGTGGAGTTCTGCAGAACCAGAATTAGCAACAATAAGTCCTACTGTTCTTGCAGCTATTGGTGATCAGGTTGCGACTACTCAGAACCTAAAAACTATAAAAACAAATTTAAAATGGAAACAAGAGCTAGATAAAATGAAAGGCCAGATGTTCGATCAAGGGATAGGACTTTCAGAGGTAGGATTAGCTGGATCTTTAGGACTAGTTTTAAAAGATTTCTCTATCGGTCCTGGAGCTATGGCAGCAGCAGCGACCGTCTATGGCCTTGCTAAGAATCCCTACAACTCTATGAGAGTATTATCAGCATTAGAGAGAATGCAGGGAGCAGTAGTCAAGAAAGTGATGTCTGCATCTAAGGCCATTGTTTCAAAAGTTCCAATAGCTGGTAAAAAAGTCCCAGCTTCTTATGGAGTTTTATTACGTCAGGATTTATTTGGTAGGAATAAAAAAGATAACCCAAAGTCTAGAAGCAAAGGTCTTAAGTTAATCACGGAAAGATTAGATAATGCTTCTCTTAATCCTGTAAAATTTATGGAAGAAATGGATGACCAACTCTCCCTTATGGGAGGTTTTGCTCCAAAGACAGTAGAAGCTGTAAAAATGCAAAAGATTATGGCCCTAAACTTCTTAAATCAGAAGATACCCAGGTCATCATCTACTAATATTTTTCAAAAGGATAAGGCATTTACTCCTTCAGATTTCGAACTTTCCAAGTTTGAAAGATATCTAGGAGCAGCTACTAATCCATTATCTGTTCTTGATGATTTGGAAAATGGTCACATGAATAATGAGGGTGTTGAGACTTTGAGAGCAATCTATCCTCAAATATATCAACAAGTAGTTGAGAAAGTAATGCATGAGATTTCTGAAGCAGATACCATCGCCTATTCGAGAAGATTACAACTTAGTAAACTTCTAGGGTTTGATATTACAAATACTTTATCACCCCAAAAAATAAATGTGTTTCAGAGCACATATGAGCCTCAAGAGGAAGCTCAATCTGAGACAATTCGAGGAAATATTAATTTAAAAGACTCTCAATACACAGAGATGCAAAAAGTAGAAAAAACTTCATAGGAGAATATTAATGAAACAATTTACGGATACTTTAACTTTGGATGGTGGTGGATACTCTTTCGCAAGTGAAGAAATTAATCTCACATACCTTTATGGTTTTGCAGCTAGTTTTACATGGACTGACTCAGCACCTAGTGCTTTTTCACTTCCTGCTTCTAGTGTCACTGTAGCTGCCGACACTTTTATAGAAGTGGCCCATGGAGCGAAGACAGGACTTAAAGTAGTTTTGTCAACGGATACCACTGCTCCTTCTGGCACAACTGCAGGTAATACTTATTATGTAATAAAAACAGATGATGATTCTTTTCAGATTGCTTCCTCTTCAGCTAATGC